TAGACAAGGGATCTGCTATCACTCACCTAGCTGAGAAACTTGGACTAAGTAAGGATGAAACCATGGCGATTGGGGATGAGGAAAATGACCGTGCCATGCTAGCAGTCGTTGGTAATCCCGTTGTTATGGAAAACGGAAACCCCAAACTCAAAAAAATCGCCAAATACATCACCAAAACAAATGATGAATCAGGCGTTGCCCATGCTATCCGAACTTGGGTCTTGTAAAATTATTAGAATTTAAAAAAGCACCCCAGAAGTTAGAGATACAACTCTAACTCCTGGGGTGTTTTAAATTACGGATTATTCTTCCTCATCAAACATAAGTGCGTCTAACTCTTCTCTTTCAACCGCAATTTCTTCATAGGTGGTAATGATATTACTTAATATCTCTAAGGTGATAATACCAGTCGAATCTTTCATAGTAACCATGGTTCCAATGTCACTCAAGTCATGAATAAGGGCTCTTACTTTTTTTAATTCGTCCAAATCTAGAATATCCACTTCCATAACTGTATCATGATTTTTTATTCTTGATTGGATTAGAGAAAGAGACAAGGATGAATAGTTTCTTAACAACTTATAGGTCACTGACTTATCCCCTATAGAATCAATATAAATAGCTAACATAGAACGTACTCCTTTACTCACTTTTTTGTATGTTCTACCCTTCAATCTCATATCAGTATCTTATAAGTCTTTATAAGCAGCATTAGCATAGTAACTCCTACTGTAAATCTTTGATAAAGGCCACAACTTGACGATTTGCTATTCTCACATGATATCCACCACTATTATTAACAAGTTTATCCCCCTTATATTTATCAATCTTTACAGCATAAAGACCACTTGGTAAGGGTTGATTGTTAAAAAATTCTTTCATTTGCGATTCAAGGTCTTCAAGATAGGCATTATATAACTGATCTTTCTTGTCTTCTGGAGTGTAATAACGAAATTGAAATTCTGGTATAAAAATATCTTTTTGAAAAAGATATTGAGCATCCATGGGATACATCCCTTGTAATGCTTGTCCATTTCTTTGATTTTCCTCTAATATTTCATCATAAAGATACATATTGCCAGATTTACTATTAAATTGAAAATCAATCCCATCGTACTTCAAAGCAGTCATTTTAGGATCTGTTATGGAACTATCCAATTTTTTTAAAAATTCACTAGTACCCGGACTAATCTCAATCCCTAGATAAGCTAATTCTGGAAAAGCGTGGTAAATCTTTTCTTTTTGTTTATAATCAACTTCTGCATCTGTTTTTCTATACTTTTTATGTTCTGAAGGACGAGTGTAGTATTTAAAACGACTCTTAGCCTGATAGGTTTTACCAGCTATAGTTTCACTGTAAGTACCATGGATTACAAATCCTCCCACGCTTGTATAGTTTTTTTCATATTCTTCTAACTCAAACTGCCCTGTCAGACCGTAGTTCTCATAAGAACGATGCACAGCTTGTTCAAGTTCATTCCGACTTGCATGGGCAAATAGACCCCACATATCCATAATAGCAATAATAGGACTAAGGATTATGAACATTGCAATTGGGATAACTGCGGATAAGCAACCTATTAATAAGCCTTTTTTCATATTTCTATCCCTAACTAGCATTTTTCTATCCCTAACTAGCATTTATTTTGTATCAACAATAGCATTACCTTCCAACCTGTCGATTACTTTTTCCAACCGGTAAATACTCGTGCATATTCAAGCCAATAGAAGGGAAGGCAGACTATGCTCGCTACAACAAGGCTAGGGACAACATACGCCGGCGACGTAAATAAATATGCTATAACTATTACAATTGCTGAAATCAATAGGTAAACAACCGAAGGAAGAAATAAAATATTCTTTCTATACTCACCAGCTGGTAATTTCTTAGCTATAGGGACAATAAACAACTGGTAAACAAAGGTTAGTAGTTGAAACATAATGCTTAGGACAATCAACATCATGAAGACAGACCAGTAGTTCTTCCCCAAAAATAAAGAACTCCAGAAAAGAAACTCAACATGAGAAATTAAAATAGAACTAGCTGGAATCAATTGCAATAATCTTGATTTGGAAAACATTTGAAATAGCAAGAACATGAATAACAAAGCCAATAGATGAAAAATGGTTATGTAAAATACAAGCATACTCACATCATGTTTTTCACCTTCTATAAAAATAGAACCTATTAATATTAGTAAAGTAAAAACAACCTCCATTGCACAAGCTCTTATATAATCAAAATGCTTTATAGGACTAGTATCCACAACTGCCATATTCAAAAATTCATAATATCTTTCTTTCATTTCTCTCTCCCAAAAACAACAAAATCTACATCTATTATAACACACCATAGATATCATATTAAATGTTTAAAATTTGGGCAAAGAAAAAACACTGGTTATCCAGTGTTTTTGTGGCTAGTACTGCCCCCTGCAGACATAATAGTATATATCATTCTTTCTGATTTGTTGTTATTTATGGATTTTATAAAAATAAAAACTATGAAAAAATATTAAAAAATATTTTTTTAGGGGCGAATTTGGGGCAATAGTGTTTTCAAATCAAACAAAAAAACCGCTAGCGATTTGCTAGCGGTTGAAGTGTAATTAAATTTTTGAGTCTTTCTATATTTTATTTTTTTTATTTTGCTGTAATAAGCCCATCGGGCTCTACTGTAAATTCAGGCTTGTCTGCCATTCTACCATCTGAAAGTAGTAAGTACCAGCCATCATTGTATTTGATGAAGCAATCAGATTTCATGCCTCCATCTACTACATCTAAGTAGTACCACTTATCGTAATACTTGACCCAACCAGTGACCATAGCACCATCTCTGCTGAAATAGTACCACTTACCATCAATCTTATTCCAGTCAGTGGCCATTTCGCCTGATTTGTCAAAGTAGTACCATGTGCCGTCAGGTCGTTTCTTCCATTTATCTGAGAGCATATAGCCATTTTCATCAAAGTAGTACCAAGTACCGTCAATTTTTTCAAATTCATCCTTAGGATATGATCCGTTAGCTCTAGCGTACCAGTACCCGTCTTCATCTTCTTGCCAACCCTTTTTCACTTCTTCGGGTTCTGCGTTTGGATTTGTCAAGCGGTAGATATAAAAATATGGTTGACCTGAGTAGTACCAGCGCTCGTCATGGCTGTTGACTGAGATACCATTATACGCATAATTGCAATGAATGATGTTGACTGAGTCAATGAACATACCAGTATGCCCAAATGCTCCAGCACTAGCACCACGCTTGCCCCAGATGAAGATATCTCCACGCTGAGCGTTGCACTCAGTATTCTCAGCAATAAGCTCATAACCGTTTTTAATAAGCCAGTCGTGCTCATACTCAGTATTGACTGCCCAACCAGCAGATGAAGCGCCAGCGCTTCTTAATGCATAATAGACTGAACTTGAACAGTCATAGCTATCAGGACCGTCACGGTATTCCATACTGTAATAGACTTTGCCCTCTCTAGCTTTCATCCATGCAATAGCTGTTTCAATATTGATTGTCATTTATATTCCTCCTTATGATGTTGGCCAAGGGTCGTCTGTAATATAGCTTATATTAGAGACCCTGATGTCTCCGATATCTCTATCGGTTGGTACTGGGTCATTGAATTGAAAACGTAAATGATTTGCATCACCATAACCGCCTACATACCACGTTCCGTATGGGACACCGTCATCGTTGAAAATCTGACCAATTAGCGAACCAGACGTTCTATAACCTAAAGGTATACCACCGTTTGCTATAAGGAAACATTTCTTTTCACGGTTCCCTGGATGTGCGATGAATGCTGGGTTACCCCGTCTAACAATTCCGAACCAACCCCATTGTAGTCCTCCAAATTGATAAGATACGGTATCGTTAACTCTTCTGACTTGCATATAAGAATTACCTAATTTAGACAGTACGTTTAATTTTTTCCAACCTGTATCACCGTCTAACACAAACCAACCTTGATTTCCTGAAGCTGTACGTTTAATCCATTTCAAAGCTCCGTTAGTTTTATTAGTGTCAACGTATGTCTGTCCGATAGTACCAACGACTTTACCGTTTGGCATTCCTTCGCCGATTAGTTCGCTAGAGGAAGTTGATGGAGTAGGTGCATTTTGACTGGAAGCAGGTAGATTTACTGTTCCACCACCGTGAGATAGTGTTAGCGTGTTACCGCTAAGCGATAGTGTTTGCGGAATACCCACCCCGTCAGCACCTTTTGGACCAGTTAAACCAATAGGTCCTTGCGGTCCAGCAGGACCAGTTAAACCGATAGGCCCTTGTTCCCCACGCTCGCCTTTTGGTCCAGTTTGACCGTCTTGACCTCTTTCGCCTTGCAAACCTTGAGGACCGATAGGACCAATTTCTCCTTTCGGTCCAGGTTGTCCATCTTGTCCACGTTCTCCCTGGATACCTTGAGGACCAACAGGACCAGTTAAACCTTGAATTCCTTGTGGGCCTTGGAGTCCAGTCTCCCCTCGTTCGCCAGGAGGACCTTGAGGTCCAGGAGTTAGAGTGATTGTTTTCAACTCTTCCTTGGTAGCAAAATTGCTTGTATCAATTTCAGGTTTATTTTCTAAAGCTGCTAAACGTTTAACGATTTCTGAATCATCGTAAGCATCACTACCAACATGAACAGTCTTGAGAATTTCTTCTAATTCTGCTCTTGTGACAATGCTATCGATGTCTACGATGCGACCTGTTTTCTGTTCGATGATTGGCGCAGTCTTAGATTTATCAAGCTCACTAACTCGTACATTGAACCTAAAGCTGTACACGTCAGCAGATTTTTCCACTTCTTCAAAGTAGATGTATCCTACCACAGGCTCGTCCATTGTGATCAACGATACATCAAATTTAACAGTAAAGGTATTATCTTCGATTGTCGCATCAACCGTTGAATATCGTTTAGATTTCTTGAAATAGAATAAACAAATTACCTTGTTAGCGGATAGATTGTCAAGAGTGAATTTGAATTCAGCGATGTTCTTATCCATGCTGAAGAATTCTTGATAAAGCCTATCAACATCTCTATTTTTCGATGTGATTTCAAGCTTTTTTTCGATAGTTTTCTTCAAATCTTGCTCCTTTCTTTAATATAAAAAGAGAACCTAAAAAGGTTCTCTGATTTATTTTTCGGACCAAGCGTCATTCATCTGCTTAACAGCAGATTCAACGAATGTATCCAAGTCTTTGTCAGTCATACCAATGTTGTACTTGTTAAGCTCAGCACGGATTTTGATTCGAGCTTGTTCTAGCTTCTCTTCGCCTTTGTAGCCAGTTTCAGAAGATACCTGCTCAACTGCATTTACAGCATTCTTAGCCAAAATCTCAACGATTTTAACAGTCTGTTCACCGCCTTTTTTAATCAAGTATTCCTTGATTGACTTGACTGCGATACCTAGCAAGATGACTAGGATGCTAATCGCTCCGTTTAGTAAAATTTCATTGATTTGTTGCATCGTCTTTCTCCTTCACTTCAACTTCAATTTTGTCTTTTTGGTCAATGTTGACCAGCAACTGACCTATCTTACGAGCATTATCTTTCTTGATTTGATTGATATACGGTTTCAGGAACTCTGGAAATGCTAGCCCTATCATCTCCCAATTTTCAATCACTGAAAATAGATAATTGAATGAGAAAAACATAGTCCAAGCAATTCCAAAACTACGAAAACCAAGTGAACGAGCATACATAGCTACAAGCAATATAACGACAAATACAATGAAATGTCTGATTAAGCCCATTGTACCTACTTTGCTATCAAAACGCTTAGTCTTAAAAGCTTTGATGTAACCCGTTGCAATATCTAAAACCATCAACCAAAAAAAGAAGTGAATATACGGGCTGTATGATAGATTTTTAAGATGCTCTATAAGTTCGTGAAATGCTAAATCTTGCATATACACCTCCTTAAATATGATCTACATTGTTGGTTGGCGCTTTCCATTTATAAACAGCGATGTTTCCTTCCTGAATTGCTTTATCTTCCAATTGTTTAACAGTTTCACCATTATATTCAAACTCACGCTTGACATGTACGAATACCAATTTACCTTCAGTAGCAGTTTCGACATGTGATTGGTCTTCCAAGAATAACAAGTCACCTTCAAAGTATGTTTCACCGTTTCTCATAGGTGGCATCATTGCTACTAATTCTTTGTATACTTCAGCTGAAGGAATACCTGTCATTGCTGAATTAAGAGCAAGCAAACGTAGAGCCTTGTTCATAGTTGTGGTAGTTTCACGAGTTTGAGCGATAAGTTTCTGCAATTCATCTTGTTTTGTTTTTGTTTCAACCAATTCTTGTTGAGTTTTTACAACTGCTGAGCCTGGATCTAATTCAGCTTTAACAATATCCAATACCGCTTGAATAAGCACATCTTCCTTATCTTGTGTACGGTCACCGACCAGTTCACGTTGGTTAGTGCTGTATCGGTTGCCATCTTGCAAGCGAATTTCTACAACGGTCGTGGTTTGGTCACCAAAACCACGAGTGTAAGGTTTAGTTGCTAGTGTGTAGTTGTTGATTGCCATTTGTCATTTGTCCTTTCACTTGTTCGAATTTAGATTTAAGTTCTTCATCTGATTCGATGATTTTCTTGATTTGTTCGAGTTCCATAGCATTTGTTGTGTATAGAGCTTCAAACGTTGCTGATTTAGTAGCTTCTTGACTTAACTTCTCTGATAGAGAGTTTACTACTAAACGACTGATTTGTTCATTCATGTTGTTTCCAACCTTTCTACTTTTTGATTGAGTTCTTGAATCGCCTTGATTAAGTAAGGCACGAATGCGGTATAGTCGATGTGCAAGAAATCATCTTCATTCTCTGGATTTCTTGAAATCGCTTGTGGAATGACTTGCTCTACTTCTTGAGCGATAAGTCCGACTTCCTCATGTTTCTTGTCTTTGATGAAGTCAAACTCAACCATATCAAGTTTGTTGATAGCATCAAGCGCATTGATTGTTGCTGATGTGATGTTTTCTTTCAAACGTCTATCAGATGCCTTGTCGCTCCAATATTTGACGCTTCCACTTCCGACCTGGTTCCACCAAACGACTGCATTTTTTCCGCCTTTGGGATTCCCACCATCACCATATATTTCCTTATTAGTCATGTGAAGGTCTGCGTAAAAAGTGTTTCGCCCGTAAAAATTGACAGAACTACTAGCTGAGAAGTCGATTTTTTTATAAAAGTTTGCTGCGCCTCTACAATTCATCTCGCCAGAGTTCGTAACATACCATGCGTTATCACCAGGTTTACCCCAGTCATTACCCCAATTTACCCAAAGACACGTTTGATTTACTCGCCATCCACCGTCTGACATACCTACTCTGAAACTGTTAGATCCAGTCAGCCAGAAGGTCGTTGAGTCTTTATCGTGAGTACCGATTTGGAACCCTCCGATTTTGCCTTTGTACCCTTCAAGTAAAGTAGCAGAAACTACTACTGAACGTAGCTTATTGATGAATGCAGTTTTAGCAGCTAACGTATCCGTGAACACATCACTAGCTACAAGTTTCTTCGCTAGAGCAGTATCAAATATCAGCTTGTCTGCTGAGATAGAGTTGGCTCTCAGAATATCTGTGTTAAGAGTTGCGAACGTACCTTCGCCAACGAACAAGCGTTTGAAATAACCGTCTATCGCTGTGATTTCGTCTAGAAGTGTTCTACCTTTTAGACGGATTTTAGCAGCTTCAATCAGAATGTTATTGCTATTCAGATTGATTTGTGAAGCGATTGCTCCAGCGTTGGTCAATGTTTGGATAGCGTAGGAATCAAAGAGTTGTGACACCTTTGTTTGAGTTACAAGGTCTTGCGTTGAAGTATCATCATTGAAATCTTGCGGAGGTGTTTCGCCACGAACTAATGACACCTTCCCAATCGCTACTGTCCCGTTCTTCATCAACCAAATTTCGAGAGGGAATTCTCTTGTTTTGGTTGTTGATTTTTGAACAGTCATTGTTCCTGTGATGTACTGAACACCTGTTTTCGTGAATGTAACACTATCGGATGCTAGTCCGCCATCTGAAGACCATAATTCAATCCCTAGAGGAGCATCTGGTAATGCATCTACCCATACTTGCATACGATAGCTGAGTTTCTCGCCTTGTCTAAACGTAGAGGTTGTAAGAGGTAATGCGAATCCGTGATAGACTGCTTGAGTCTTACCAGTATTTGTAATCCGTAGCAACTTAGTGTCAGCTTGAACCTCAATGACATTCGCTTCAGCTTGCTTTTTGCCCCACTTACTAAAATTTGTTGGGTCAAATACAAGGTTTGAATTATCTTCAACGTATTTCTTAACTTCTGTTTGAAACACTTGATTAGTCATTACCATTCGAGAGATATTATCTGCGACACCATTCTGAGTGCTTCCGAAAATACGCTCATAGAGTTGAGCGGTTTCTTTTACACGTTGAAATTCGGTTTGGTCTACTTTTTTAGAAATAAAAAATTGAAGTTCTCCTGATGTTACAAATTTTTGTTTTGCTTCTTCTTTGAATTGCTCAAAATTTTTATTTCTTAATTCTGTAATTTCCTTGATTTGTTCGATTAATTCAGCACTTGTACCAGCTTTTCTTAAGGCCTCTTCAGCCTTATTCTTTGCTTCTTCGAATCCTGCTGGACTAAACTCATGAAATCGTCTGTCTATTTCATCGGACAAGGCACGCTTGTTTTCCTCTGCTTTTGCTTTAGCAGCATTGACTTCATCTTCAAACTGATTTTTGATTTCTTCAACTTTACGATCAAAAGCTAAATCAGCATTTTGGATTTCTTTAGCTAGTTTTGCTTCAAAGATTCCATCTAAGTGTTGAGTTTCATTTTTGACTGCATCACTTACCGCATTACTGATTGCGTTTGCTAGACCAGACTTAAATTCACCAAAACCAATAGACTTCAATTTCTTAGCCATTGGTGAGTAGTTATATTTAGTGATTTTCTTCCTTACATCCAGATCGTAGTATTCGTAGTAGACACCCACAACATCAAATATCTGGACGGGCACATCACTCTGACCGATAACATCAATCTCTATGCTATCTTCTAGCATATCGCACAAAGTTGTTCTGAAATATTGTTTACCATATTCTCTAAGGCTTGCTTCATCCTTGACATCTTGGTCATTGACTTCTACAACATCCTCGTAAATCTGACTGTATTTGTTAATCAATGGACTATCAACTACAACTGCAATTTTATGTTCATCATTATTTTCGCTTGAACTCTTAATTGTTTTTTTAAAAGTGATTCTAGTTTTTAATGATTTGGTTGATGTCTTCTGTTTGTAGCTTGAAAGATTTTTTTTGTACATAAAAAGCGATTCATTTTCTGAACCGCCATTTTTTAAAAGCCGTACTTGGTATCCATGACGGACTAAATCTCCGCCCCATTGTCCCAAAATTGAGTGCTTATCTTTTGTAAATGCATCCATTGCATTAATGCTATCAGTATTAAAAGTATGGCGATCATCAATATCAGAAAAAAAAGAAAATGGATTTTTTCTAGTGATGCTTCCAGCAAATTGACTCAAAGCAGTTGAACCTGATACACGATCAAGAGCAAGTGAACCAATCACATAATTATTTAGTAGAGTCATTACCTGGTTAGCATAGACTTGAATATATCCATGGTGTTTTTCAACCTCGAAAATTACAAAGTCTTGCTCGCCATGTAGATCATCAGCTGTCAGGAATGTTTCCTCTCTTAACCTCTGCCATAAGATGTTGTTGGTTGGAAATCGAAATGTTAATTGATAGGTACTATTTGCTTCTTGTGTGATGTTATCATCATATGCTGCATTAAGAGATATGTTTCCATCTGATAAATAAATCAAATTTTGTACCTCCAATTCGGTCTAATCGTCAACTTACGAACATTTCCACTATACGTGATACCTGTTCTACCAGTAGGAATTTCTAAGAAGCTACCTCGTTTTCTAAGAGTATTTTGTATAGAACCTGTCGCATTATAGATATTTTGTTTTCCTTGTCGGCAGTCTATTGTTGCCTTATTTTTTAGAGTAAGATACATTGTTTTGTTACCAACAGTTATTGAAACATCTCCATCTCCTTCTAATTCAATGATAGGCTCAGAATAGACTGTACCAGGATTCGTGATTGTTCCAGGAGCAGTAAATACTTCTGGATTCACATTTTTTTGATACCTGAACGGCTGCATCGTCAACTTAATAGTGAGTTCCCATGCGTGATTTCCAGCAGGTTTATAAGTTGCTGTCAAGAAGTTTGCATA